CACATAACCGACTTTGACTACTTGTCTTAATACTCTTATGATCAATGTAAGGGTGTTGCGCGCAACGGGTGACTCACCACTGGCATATTTATCAAATCCTGACAAATATTTAACCGCCGACGATGGTAATTTATAGAGGGGGACTATCGCTCGCGCGGGAGCTCGGGGCTCCCCTTGCCGAGTGGTGTCATATAATTTTGAAGCAATATAGGGTGTGTCTTTCATAAATTTTATGTGATGAGGTTTGAACTTTCCTTTTACATACGCCGTATAGTAATCGCCATCCTTTTTGTGTCCAGAAATGAGCAGTTCCCTACCGGTAACCTCGTATATCAAAGCAAGTTCCTTTATTTGTTTCTCGGTTGTTATATCACCTTTTCTTATACCACGCTTTATCGTCTCCAATATGTTTGACTGCGCTAAATAATCCTTATTCTTAATTTTCATGATTTTATTGACTTTGGATTCGAGAGTCCTCCCATTCACGATTTGCTTTATTCTCCTTTTTGTCGCGTTTGTGGGTGGATACGCTTTGATGTCATTCTTACTAAACTTTTTTCGTGTCAATGGAGATGTGAAGAATGGATCGTTGGCTTCGCGGACGCGATTATAGCGATTTTCATACGATTCAACCAATCCATTAAGAAATCTGCGATCCCACACCTGTTTAATCTTGCCATTATTTGTCATATCCGTTAAGAGGAAGACCCGCTTATCTTTGGGAATGTTACTCTTCTTAGCTTCTGTCATACTATTATTGAACCACGAAGCCACGTTTTTGTTTTCGTTATTGGGTTTATTGTTTTTGGTGTTTTTGTTTTTGTTTTTATTCTCAATATTCTTCAACATCTTTTCATACTTCGAAACATTCACTTTCTTTGGAGCTTTGGGTGGAGATTTGGGTCCTTCATTGTTACCACCAAATAATTGGCGGGCCACACCGGCCGCGTGGCGGCGGAGCTCGTCGGCATTATGGATCCTCTGTCTGACCCGAGGTCGTGGAGATGACGGACTATTAATTCTGACCGAATCGTTTTCCGATGGATCGCGCATGGTTAATATACCCTGACATTTTATTGGTTGTCATCATCTTCAGATGATACAAGCATTTTTCGGACCTCTTCATATACAACCGTGAGGAGGGCAACTTTGTAGGCGAGAAATCCCATGAGTGTCGCACCATAGTCAAAATCAAATGCAAATGGAGCATTATTCCACATAGTTTCAAAAATGGCGGTACCCACGGGGGCCAGTAGCTGTTTCTGAAATGGTGAAGATTTTTCAATGTTATCTACCCTTTGTGTCAGTAGTCCAATGTACGCGAGTGACGAAGCTACACCTAATGTAGCGGATACGCCCTCCTCTGCACCATGTGTAATGAAATAGACAGATGAAAGCGCTGTACCGTATCCCAAAGTTGTTCGGCGAATTTTGGTTTTGAGTTTTTCATAGTCTGTTTTGGGGGCATTTGCTTTGACGATAAAGTTGTGGACTTTCCAAACATTATTCATTATTCATATGTGGCATCAAACCTTTATAAAGATTACAAACCCAAGTAAAGTAGAAATGAGTCTCTGTGTTAAGAGACTTACACAAGATGCTATTATTCCAACTCGTGGTTCTGGGGGTGCTATTGGATACGATCTTTACAGCACTGATGAAGTTGTTATCCCTCCCACGCATCGTGCTTTGGTCGGGACAAGTGTAGCCATTCTCATGCCAAATGGTGTGTATGGTCGTGTTGCACCACGATCCGGTCTCGCTGTGAAGCATGGTATTCAAGTTGGTGCGGGTGTTATTGATCCCGACTATACAGGTGAAGTCAAAGTCGTTCTCTTCAATCACGGAGACAAAGACTTTGAGGTAAAGAAAGGGGATCGCATCGCACAACTTGTCCTTGAGCGCTGTGAAACACCCGATGTGGAGGAAATTGGTGTTCTTGAAGAGACGGAGAGAGGTGCGGGTGGATTTGGATCTACTGGCGCCTAAGTTAGCTTTGCTTTTTAATAAATCAAGTAACAGATATGGATCGCCATCACCTACTGTCCCTGTTGGATAAGATACAAGAGAAGTATGAAATCCAAGATGGAGAGTACAAAGAGTTCGCGGAAGCCATTGGTGGGAAGAAGAAATTACCGGAATTTAAAGAAGGAGACCTGGTAAAGGTCAGTTACGATCAAATTGAGACCGAAGTAGATTTTTGTGACGATGAATTTTACCCAAAGATGACTTTAATAAAAACGTGTTCTTTGATATGGAAAGTGATACCCAATGAACATAGATTTCATGGTGGCAGCTCACATGGTGGCAACTCAATTTCAAATGTTTACCTAAACAAATGTGATATACATATTGACGCGATGAACAAAATTGTCAAAGACCACTCCGAGGGTAATTTCACAATGATGTCATTAAGTTCAAATACACAACGAAAATCTTGTATTCGAGTATCTGATATAGAAATTATTTAGAACTTTTTATTGTTATCACAAAACCACATAGATTCCGACGTAGGCATAAATAGGATCCCCTTTCGCATAGTCATGAAAAGCTTTGCGTGTTCTACATTGGGGTACGACCATAACAACCATCGCTCCCAGTAATCTGCACGGAAATAGTCGTCCCAGTCTTCTTGATCACTTTCATCAACCAAGAGCATTCCCCGTTGAATTTCTTGTGGGTCTGTTTCAATACGGAGTTTTTTAGACATCACTGCACCTCTCCGAATGAGATGTGCTCGCATGAGACGGGAATTTCCGTGATCTGTGTAGTCTGGCGCACCCTTGACTCCAAAGTCAATCGCCCGCTTGTTTGGTAACATCACTCTGTACTTGTGTGTGACTGATGGACTGGGCTTGAACACGACGTGCATATATTGTATCTCACTTTTTAGTTTTAATCTTTTTTAACACGACAAACTCAAGATCACCCTTTTTAACTTTCTCGCGGGTCAATGGATTTATGAAAATGACCATGTTACCATTCGCGTTAATAGCACTTGTCATAGACATACGCGCTAATTTACGGAAGGAGTTGGGTGAGAGATACAATTTATTAATCTTGACAGCCTTTTCACCAGATTTGAAATTTTCAGTAGAAATTACGTCGGTGGGAAGGTTCTTCACATTCACTTTCTTCCATTGAATCTTTTTGGTCTTGTTATTTTCATTGGCATTCTTTTTCATTCTCTTTTCATTTTTGATATAGTTTGACGCGTTTGGTCTGTTGTTCCCATTGTTTCCAAAATTGAGTCGGCGTGCGACCCCCGCATTCGCGAAAGACATGCGCATTCTTCGCATGCGTCTGAGGTTGTTGGGGTCTATGACTCGTGACCTGATCTGACCAACGTTATTTTCGTTTGTGTTTGAGTTATTGATTCGTAATCCACGCGCTCCGTTGTAGTTAGCCTCATTGTAATTTGAGTCTGAGTTATTGATTCGGACCGCGTCGTTGTCGGCTGGATTCCTAAACATCTTATAATAATTAAAGATTTAAATTGTATGTTATGAAATGGATAAGTTCATTTTGGAAATTCCAAATGTATTTTCACCGCAGTTGTGCAAGAACATGATAAACAAATTTGAAAATGATACTCAGAATCAAGTGAAAGGTACCCTTGAAGATAAGGATGGTATTGGATATTTGAATGAAGACTGGAAATCCAGCACCGAATTAAACGTATCTACATCACCCGGCTGGGAAACTGCAAATACTAAAATTAATTACTATATACAAAAGGCTGTTGGAACATATGTTGAACATATAAAAGGCATTATGAAAGATGCCGCGATAGACAAAGATGGAGATATGGATTTTGTACTTGACCATTCATTTTTTCCACTTAGAATTGGAGGCCACTCTATCCAAAGAATCAAAAAGGGTAAACATTATAGATGGCACCAGGACTATATTTCTGGCGAAAATCGGGTTTTTACATGTTTTGTGTATTTAAATACAGTTGAACCCGATGAAGGTGGTACAACTGATTTTATAAATGGGCGGTCTATTAGACCAGAAGCTGGTAAAATGACAATATTCCCAACTACATGGCCATTTATACACACAGGTCGTTTAATTAAAGCTGATGCAAAGTACATACTGGTTACTAATATATATAGAGGGTAACGATCATTTCAAATTATGAAGACATATATATCATATGACGGTATTCAAATCAAAGTTGGTGAAAATGCCAAGGAAAATGATGACCTGACCTTATCAAGCTATCCCCGAGAATGGTGGATGCACATTGATGGTGGCCCGGGTGCACATGTAGTTATATGTCATGAACAAGATACTGTACCAAAGGAGACAAAGAGGGATGCAGCTTTACTCGCCATACATCACAGTAAACCTGGAAATGCGAAGATGGTGAGGGTAAACCTCATACGCGTCGGTCAAGTGATGAAATGTGATAGACTAAAGAATCACGGACAGGTGTACTTGGATGGCGAGGTCGTGCAACTCACCATGTTTCCAAATAAGGAGAGGAGCAGACTTGATAGACTCTTAACTTAAAGTTTATACACTTTAATCATTTAAACATGGATTACATTCTTGAAATTGATAATGCCGTTAGCAAAGAATTTTGCGAAGATGTCATTTCCCGTTTTGAAAAGGATGAAAGAAAGGTCACGGGATCAACAATTGGCGGAGTAAACGAAAATGTTAAAAAAAGTATAGATTTGGCAATTTCTACACCAGAACCAAGAAAGGATTGGGAGGATGTTATCACTGAAGTGGGTAAATGTGTAAATAAGGCACTCGAGGTCTACCAGACTCATGTAGAAGACGAGGGATTAGATAGGGGTCTCTCTATACACAAAACAATAAACGGTGTTACAATTGGTCTTCCTCAAATACAAAAAACCGAAAAAGATGGATTCTATACATGGCATCATGATGGATATTTAAACCGCGTTTTTACTTACATACTCTACCTCAACGATGTTAAAGAAGGTATCGGTGGAACTACTGAATTTTTGAATAGGGGACATATACAACCCAAAGCTGGTAAGCTTGTAATATTTCCAGCAAATTTAGCATATATTCATCGTGGTACAAAATTAAAAGAGGGTGTTAAATATCTGATTACAAATTTTATATATGAGGGTCCACCAATTTTGAAACATCCTGGTGTTGAAGCTGAGAGTTTAGGAGCTCATGACACACCCAAATTGAAAAGTGTGGAAGAGGAAACTTCCGAACCAGAAAATGATGAAATATAATAGAAATGAACAGAATTAAAACCATTAATGATCACATCAATCCAAGAGACCTCTCCCTTACCGAAATCGCAAAGCATAACAGCGAACAAGATTGTTGGGTCATAATCAAAGACATGGTCTACGACCTCACAAGATTCCTTCCAGATCACCCCGGTGGTAAGAAAGCAATCATGCTTTTTGCTGGAAAGGATGCGACGGAAGAGTTTGATATGCTCCATCCCCCGAATGTTCTTAAAAAGTACCTGTCACCAGATGTTGTGCTTGGGCCAGTTAAAAAAATCTGATTGTATTATA